CTGCTGTTAAAAGGCGTGGAGACACCGTTGATCTGAATCAAAATCTCGTGTTTGCTTTGCTCGCAACTACAGTCCGCCTTTGTTTATGTGGCTAACCGTAGGTACGAGGAGAGGCAACGTCACTCAACTCATCATCAAACCAACTTTCCTCCCTCTTTAAACCATGATGGGGTACATCTGGAGTTTGGTATTCCAGAATCCACCGAGCAAACGCTCGGGGTGCAGATTAAGATCTACATCTGCAGGTACACATCCCTTCACCCTTCCTTGTTTCTCCCACCTCGCACATCGTTCCTTAACTGCGCGATTGAATGCGCAAGCTTCTTTCCAACCGGCACCTTCGACCTGATTGCGAACCGAGATGTATTTTTCGTGTTTCGCAAGATAGTCGTCGTCAGTCACCGTGGCCGTGAGGTTTGCAAAACCTCTCATGAAGCACCCAGTAAATGGACTTTCAACTTGTCCATATCGCTCCTTGTATTCGTCCAACTCGTTCTCCAAGATGATCTTTGGTTTCACACCTAGGGTCTTGCATACTCCGGAAACTTCCGAAGTTGCAGCAGCCATAAGATGTGATTGAACGAGCCCTATGTGGTTCATTTGGACCAGGGCGTAAGCCCCAGCTGGCGATTCGTGAGCAATTTGTACAGAAGCACAATCGATGTTCGTGTATCTGTGACTGGGCGGGGGTATAAGACCTAAACCCCCTAAGGTACGAGGTAAATAGTTCGACAGCGAGAGGCGATGTAACTTTGGAAATTCCTTGTTAAACGCCTTCAGTTGTTTGATCTGTCGAGCCCGGAAGAAACGTAACCCAATTCTTACCCCTTCTTTAACCTTTTCGCCTTCAAAGTCTCCCTTAAGTTGTTTTTGGAAAACATTTTGGCGTGCGTCTACAGTGATAAACCACTTTTTGTATGACTCTAATCTGTGGGAGTGTTCATCTTCCCATTCGCGCACACGTTCTCGTAGTGCGTGCAGAGTAAGTACATTTTTATCCGTATGAGGCAATTTCATCGCATCTAGCTTAGCCAAAACAGCTCTACCAGACTTAGACTTTCTATACTCATCATCAATCAACGTACTGTCCATACCTATATATCTACTGTAGAAATCCTCCCCCATTCCCTGAGCGGACACCAGTGACCTAAGAAGATCTTCTGGTTGCAATTGTAGTCCGCCGACAGCTGATCGAGTGCCGCCATAGAGGAGTCGCATGTTAATCTGGGGTGCCTGCCTTAATCTCAAATCACGGGTGACTTTATATAACTCGGAATTAATAACCAAAAGTTTCCGAGAAGTGTAATTTTTGCCAATGGAGAATTTAAGACCACAAACTCTAGTGATTTCCTTCCAAAGTTCGTAGTGAGCAACATCAATAGCACGAAAGAGGATATCATCACCGTTAACAACAAGTGGTAATTCCTTGAGGGTAAACTTTC